AGACGGTAACAAAGTTAGTGAAGTAAATGGTATTCGTGCCTCTTGTAAGATTATGAAAACACGTTATGCTAAACCGTTTGAAACCTTACAAATTAAAATTCCATACACTACAGGTATGAATCCATTTAGCGGATTAGTTGATTTATTTGAAAAAAAGAACATTTTGAAAAAAGATGGTAATAGACTTAAATACGTGGCTACAGACGGTACTGAAATTAAACAATACCGTAAAGAATGGGAAAGTAATGCTAACGGTGCTCTTGAAAGAGCAATGGCTGAATTTACCGACGAACCTGTGTTATTAGATGTATCTGATGATGCAGATGATATCGACGATTACGTTACGGAGGACGACAATGTTGAATGAAACACAAATTGCTGATGTATGGTTAATGTTTGCAGACTATATCGATAAAAAACAAGCAGAAATTGCTGCTGAAAGATTTATTGAATTACTAGCCGATTTCGGTGCTACTGATCGCATGTTTCTAGGAGCAACAGGTATTGACCCTACACTCGATCAAGCAATTAATTATTATCTAGAAGATAATAGTGATGAAGAAGATGATGACTATAATGACTTGGAGTGTTAATGAGTTGGTATTCTAAAATTGCAAAAGATATTACACTATTACCGGATGGTATTTTATACTTTCAAACAGAGTTGACAAATGCCAAACAAGAGTGTAAAATACTAGGTAATGTAGAAAAGGCATCCGCGGCAATGCCAGGCATTGTAGAACACAGATATGGGCAGCTTCAAGAAGTTGAAGCTATCCTAGAGTTCCTTAATATTGAACTTAAAAGATTAAAGAGTTATCACTTTAGAAAATACTTAGAAACATACGCAAGAGCATTAAGTAGTCGTGATTGTGAAAAATATGTAGAAGGTGAAGATGACGTAATCGAATATGAGAAAGTTATTAACGAATTTGCATTATTAAGAAATCAATGGTTAGGAATTACTAAAGCCTTAGATCAAAAATCGTATGCATTAAGTAATATTATACGGCTAAGATGTGCAGGTATGGAAGACGCTACCATTTAATTAAAACATTGTTGGTAGGCTGTATCAGCCTACCAACTACATAAGGTGTATAACACATGAAAACAATAGACAGCCTTCTGCATCTTGCAACCTCACAAGGGGTGACAAGTAAATCTCCATTCTCACTAAGAGACATTAAAACATTGCACAGTTTATACAACGCTATGCAATCCGATACATATATTACCGAAAAACAAGGTAATTTACTAGTTACAATTTTAAACACACCAGCATATTCTCAAGTCTTATTAGGATTAATTTCTGATTATAAAGAATACTTAGATAATCCTCAATGGAGTAAATCTTGGAGAGTTATACCCGAAATAAAGAAAATATTTCATATACCTGCTGGATCTAACCTAGTACCAGCATTTTCTCACATTAGGAATGACAATTACTCTGGATACATTGGCATTGATTTTACATTCTCGTCTGCATTACGTAAAGTTCTTAATAGTCACAGTGAAATCTATCAAATTAAATCCGGGTCATTTTACATAGCAGATCTAACTGAAAAAAATCTAGTATTTGTCATCGACTTGTTAAGTGAGTATAAATTTGATGTTGACCCGTTATTAAAAAGTTATTATGATATAATAACTGCATGGGATAAACAAGCAGTTACTGATCAATATTTAATTAGTAATATAATTTTCCCTAAATTTCAAGCAGCAATATTATCCGATATCGGTGAAACTACATCGTTAGATTCTGTAATTATTAATGATCGAAGCTTACGATATCGATATACTAATCACGTCAACACTGATAATTCTACATTAACAAATATTATCGCATCTCGTAAAAAACCTAAAATTTGGATTGATAGTAATGCGTATTCACTTAACACCGTGATTGCATCACTTGTAGAATTACAAAGACTACCGTTACTTGTAGTGTTTGAACAATCAACTGATTTTACAACAATAACACAATTTAACGAGCTAGCACAGGCGCTAACTAATCACGGTATTACTGATAACATTGGATTCCATTTTAGATTGGATAATACGCCTGATGGAAAAATATTTAATGACGCAATCGGAAAAAGACAGTATAATAGTGTATTAAACGATGACACAAAGGTTGCAGCAGTACTCGGCGGTAAATTACCAAAATTCTTTCTTAAAGAAAAATGGCGTCCGATGAGTGTACTTTGCATTAGAAACACTTTACGGCATAGCAAAACTGCAGTGTATGCAAATAGTAGTGATTTGATTATATCATACACACATGTAGAACCAATTATAGAAACGAGGAACACATGGGAGTAACATTAATCATAAAAGATGAAGTTAATATTAAATTTGAGAATTTGCCACTAGATGCAAGAAAGCGATTAGTTAATGCATTTAAATATGAAGATCCGACTGCAAGATATCGACCTGCGTTTAAGTTAGGTCGATGGGACGGGACTGTTAGTTTATTTGGATTAGGCGGAACAGGGTATTTAAATAACTTAGAAGTGATATTAGGACACTTAGATAAATTAGGTGTTCAAATAGATGATATTAAAGATTTAAGAAAACCAATAAACATAAATTTTACACCAGTTACTGAAACATATTGGGCAGACTTAGGCAAAGTATGGCCTGTAGGTCATGCACAAGCCGGACAACCGATATTGTTACGAGATTATCAAGTAGACGCAATTAATAAATTTTTACTACAAACACAAGCATTACAAGAAATCGCAACTGGTGCAGGTAAGACTATCACTACTGCAACCCTAGCACATATTTGCGAGTCTCAAGGTCGCACAATAACAATTGTTCCAAATAAAAGCTTAGTCGAACAAACATATGAAGACTTTGTAAACGTTGACTTAGACGTTGGCATGTACTACGGTGATCGAAAAGATATAAACAAAACACACACTATTTGCACTTGGCAAAGCCTTAATGTGTTAGATAAAAAAAGTAAAAATTCAGAACATGATATTATAACATTAGCAGAATTTTTAGATGGAGTAACTGCAGTAATTGTCGACGAAGTACATATGGCAAAAGCTGATGTCTTGAAAAATTTACTTACTCAAAACTTATGTAACGCTCCGATACGATGGGGGCTAACTGGTACTGTTCCAAAAGAAAAACACGAATATGAACAAATATTTGCAAGTATAGGGCCAGTAGTTGGTGGTATTAAAGCATATGAGTTGCAAGATGCAGGGGTATTATCTGCATGTCATGTAAAGGTGTTGCAATTAATCGATTTACCATCATTTAGATCATACGCAGATGAATTAAAATATCAAGTTACTGACGAAAGCAGACTGCGATTTATTAGCGAGACTATTAAAACAATCGCCGAAACGGGCAATACATTAGTCCTAGTTGGTCGGATCGAAACAGGAAACTTTCTTGCTAACGAACTTGACGATTCGGTGTTCGTATCAGGTAACGTAAAAACAAAAGATAGAAAAACAGAATACGACGAAATTAAAACATCAACAAATAAAATTATTATAGCAACATACGGTGTAGCAGCAGTAGGTATTAACATTCCTAGAATATTTAACCTTGTGTTAATTGAACCAGGTAAAAGTTTTACACGAGTTATTCAAAGTATTGGTAGAGGTATTAGAAAAGCACATGACAAGGATTTTGTGCAAATTTACGATATTACTAGTACGTGCAAGTACGCTAAGAAACACTTAACTGAAAGAAAAAAGTTTTATAAAGAAGCAAAATATGAATTTGACATTAATAAGGTAGACTGGAAATGAACATATTAACAATAAACAACACTGCATTTTCATTGAATAATCTGCCAGATGAAGTCGATGATAACATGCGATTTAGCGTATTAGATAACAGCTCCCCACAGGAACCTGATTTCTTTTTTATGCAGCTAATTTATCTCGAATCATTCAATGCACCTGCAATGGTGTTAAAAATTGGAGATAAAGAAGTATCTATGCCAATTGATTGGTGTATAGCAGTCGGTGACGGGAGTACTGCATCACATATCGAAATATTACCGTTAACTAGTTTAAATGATAGAGGGTTTGATGCACTAGTGTTTAATCCATTATCTGATTTTAGAATTGAATTTAAAAAAATAGAAATTGTAAATTTTTACAATGACGTTAAATGGTATTTTCCTAAAATGAAACCAGGACACTTATTAACTACTCCTATTAGTGTAGGAAGTAGTCCAGAGTGTGTATACTTTGTAAAGGAAGTATCGAGACAAAGCGAATTAATACATTTAGATAAATTGCTGTAGGTAAATTATGAGTGAAAAGTTAGAACTTAAAGAAAAATTGCAAGCAGTTGATCTTAACGTAAGAGAAATGTGGGACTCTCTTTCTGAAGAAGGTCAAAAAGATTTAAAAGATGATTTGTTTAGATTAAATCGTTATATTAGTAATGTTAAAGGTCAGTCGAGAGATATCCAAGAACACTTTGTATTATCTGTAAACTTCGGCTATAATAAACATTTCTTTGCATTACAAAAACATCCAAAATTGTTGTGGCTGCTGTTATGTATGTGTAGTTATAAGCATGGGTCAAAGACATTCTATCATGAATGGATTGGAAATAAGAAAAAAGATGCAAGTACCAGTAATAAAAAAGTAAAATTTCTAGCCGAACTATATCCTAGTATGAAAATGAAAGAAGTTGAAATGTTAGCATCTATGTATACAGATAAAGAGCTAACTACATTAGGAAAAGAATACGGGTTTGAAGACTCCGATATTAAAAAGAAATTAAAATGATGAGTCTAGGAACGTCTAAACCATATCAGTGCCAGTACTGCAAAAGTAAATTTGTAAAAGAATCTACGCTCGCAGTACATGTGTGCGAATCAAAACGCAGAGCATTAGCACAACGAGAAAAACACGTAGTATTAGGATTTGAAACGTATAATATATTCTTTCAAAAAACACAAAACTTTCATGGTGTAAAAACATATGAAGACTTTTGTAAAAGTCCTTACTATAATGCATTTGTTAAATTTGGTAGCTTTGTTAATAATGTAAAACCATTATATCCTGAAAAATTTATATTATATGTAGTAACTAGCGGAGTTAAACTTGACCATTGGTGTAGAGACGACCTATATGATAACTATGTTGTTAATTTAATTAAAACTGAATCAGTCGAAACTGCATTAGAACGAAGCATTGCTCATATGATAGATTGGGCAGATGCTAATCAGTCGCAATGGAATCATTATTTTTTATATGTAAGTTTAAATCGAGCTGCATACGATATCAAGGATGGTAAAATTAGCCCATGGCTTATCTTAAATTCAAATTCAGGAAAAGCTATGATAAAGAGATTTAATGACGACCAGCTTTCAGCAGCAGGTGCAGCATTAGATATTCCATTTTGGTTTAGTAAATTTAAACGGCAACCGTCCGATGCAGAGCTTGTAAAGACTGTGTCTAAGGAGAGTTTGTTATGAACATAAATATTGAGGTTGAAACCAAACCATACATCAATCGGAGGTTCGCAACACATGCCAGATATTGATATTGACTTTGCAAACAGGGATGATGCACTGTCAAAACTCAAACACGTTACGGCAGCTATTAACAGTCAAAAGAAACATAATACAGGCATCTATTGTCATAATATACCACATAATCCAGTAACTAATGTGAGTACTCTTGACTATAAAGAAGCTGAAGAAAGAGGATATTTTAAGATCGATTTTCTAAATGTTAACATATACAAAGATGTTAAAGATAATGATCATTTATTACACTTAATGGGAACTGAACCAATATGGGAACTTTTACTTCAAGAAGAATTTGTAAATCTATTATTTCATATAAACGGGCACATCGATATTCTGAGAACGATGCAGCCGACTTCTGTGGAACAATTAGCTG